ATGCCCTTGTAAAACCATTCGTGTCTTCAGAGAAAGCGGCACCAAACTCATCAAGAGTTGAAGGGTTAGCAGACAGTGTATAAACAAACTCACCGACAGAACCACCTTCCATTGGTGCGGGTCTAACTGCCACTTTTGCATTTAACACAAAGTATGTCTGCCACACACGCTGACCGAATGACGCGCTACCCTCTTCTGAGTCAATAGCTTCGCGCGAACCCCAAAGCATAATTGCCTCTTCTTCCCCAACTTTATCGGTAGCAAAACCGATGCGCCGTTCAGACTCGGAACCAAACGACGTAGTAGATGTCAGAATAGCAATCGCATCCACATTAGTTTTTGTTACGCGCAATTCGCCACTAGGATTTTCCGTAGGTGGAAGCTGAAAAGTAAAGTAAGGCTGATCATCTCCCAACGCTGTAATCCTTTGAGGATCGGGCACATTCAACGTCAGCGCCACAGCACCCTCAATAGGTTCACCACTATATGCTACACCAGCACCAGGAGAACCCTGTGTTTTCGGTGTACCATCGGTGTCCCTAACAAACACCCGTACAGCCCGTAGTCCAACTCCGGTTGTGACCTCATAAATCGACATGATCAATTTTCCTCCCTCATCACTAGCAAAGCATATGTAAGCACCTCATAATCAAGCGCCAAAGCCCTATCGCGCATGTGTCCGCTCCTTCCTACCCATCTAATTGTTAATATTCCAATACCTTGATTGTCTGATACGTTAACTCGGAAGTTGTTAGGTTTCAAACGCTCCATCAATTCAACTCGCGCTGTCCTTATATTATGATAACCCTTTCCTCTATCCAACAGTCTGATGTGTACAACTTGTTCAGAAAGATATTCCTGCCTGCGACTAGGTTTCTCCGATGCGTCTTGAATCGACACTGCTAGTATTTTTGTTGGTGTGACATCGGATCTGCGTTGCTCGACTTCCCGTGATAGTATTACACTCGTTAAGTCTCCAGCTTCGTAAACGCCATCAGCGCCAGAAACTATCATAGCGCGAAACGATGCCAAATCTGCATGAGTCTTTAGATAATTCCAGATACAGGTTGCACCGTCTACGATGGTGATTGCCATTACGCATTCTTTTCCGTGGGCAAGATTACAGGCACATATTGATAATTAGAGCAATTCAGACAAACAAGTATAGTTTTATCGTCTTTAGTAGTAACCACCAACTCCGATGACCCACACACAGAACATGTAAAGGTTTCAGGCGGCGCTACGAAACATCCTTCAGCGGAGAACACATCAATCTCGCTCATCGAGAATAATCTCCTGTTTATAGCCATTCTGTCCTAGGTGTGTTACCACGATAAAATTGCGTGCAATACCCGTAGAATCCTGAATGGCACGAACTTCATCATCGCTCTGCAACACGTCGGCATCATGTTCAAGAAGCAACAACACAAGTGACATCCCAACTGGAGCCTCACCACCGAATGTAGCTCTTGTTATTGCACGCGAGCTGGCTGGCATAAGAGTTCCAGTCATGGTGAATGTTCGCACGGGATCATCACGTGTTTCACCACGACGATATGCAGTGATACTCCACGGGTCTTGCGAGATAATGTGAGCGGTATCCCTGCGGCGCACAACCAGATTTAGCCCCATGGAAGCACCCATGCAAACGCAAAAAGGAATATCACACAAATAATAAACGAGCAAATCATGAAAATTGTCCCCCTATCCCACCGCAACGGCTGATGCACCGTACTTATCGCGAACGCTATTGCGCAGCATAGTGATATGTTCGCGTAGAGCCTTTGGAATAAAATGCTTGGTGACGCGCGATTGCCCCTCAGAATAATCAGGCTCAAAGGCTATCTCGGCACTTTTACTGCCTAAAAACTCGGCAACCACTAAATCACAAACGATCTGCAAATCCTCATCAGGGATGTAATCGTAACCATCACCGGCATCATTGAGACTATGCTTTGCAGCATATAAGAGTACAATACCATCACTATCGTTTGCTGTTGGTTCCGGTGCTATGTAAATCGTCTTGTTTCTTTGCTCCCAATAACCAACAACACGATCAATATACTCGCCTTGATTAATGTCATCAATGACACGCTCAGAAATTAAGTGGTAGCGTGAGGGTTGATTAAGCATGAAAGCCTGTTCCGCCCCTGCACGCAGCTCAGCAAACATTTCACCCATCGGCCACCAATAACAACTGAGTACAGTCAAACAATCGGAAGGTAGAGCATATATAGTTTGATCCTCTACAATGTCAAGCGTCGTAGCTGTTATGATTCCATTGTAGCGACTGTAATAATCAATTGCTTTGGCAATAAACCTGCTCAAACGAGCATCAGCAACGGTTTCAGTTGTGATAACGTCAGTGAAAGCTTGCACTATGTCAGCGGTTAGCATTTCAATTACCTACCTCTTACGACGGGATGGTCTACCTATTGGGCCAGAACCCTTACCACGACCTAGACCTTTTCCTTTACCACCACTTCTGATCTTACCGCCAGGGCACTTAGGTGTGCGCTTTACCATGTCAATCCCCCTTCCATTCCTTGTAAAACTGATTTTGTTGCTCTTGCCTTTCCACGCTTTTAAAGTGTTCCAATACACACTCGTAAGGCGCGGATGCTACCAGCAGATGGATTGATCTGTTAATGTCAATCCTCTCATGCAAGTCGCCCTCAAACCTAAAATTGTAACGGAACAAACGTGTGTGCCATTCATGTGTCATTTCGCCTATATCATTACCACCAACAGTATTGTGTCTATGGACGTTCACACCTTCATATATTGTGCTGCTTCTACTGTCCACAAAAGATGCCAACCAAGCAAGCAGGTCTTTTGTTGGCCACTCATCAGCATCAATGTGTAAAATCCACTCCTTTGTAGCTTTTGAGAGTGCTATGTTGCGAGCGACGCTAAAGCTGTGAGCAAGTGGTATCTGATACACTTTATCCGTAAACTGCCTTGCAATATCAAGTGTACCATCGGTAGAACCAGTGTCGGCAATGACAATTTCGTCAACATAGTTTTTAAGGTACTCCAACAACCTCGGTAGAAGTAAGGCTTCATTTTTGACCAGCAAATGCAAACTGGTATTACGTATCCTTTCCATATTTTCCCCCGTCAATCTGGATGCCACACACCCTGCAAAACACGCCCAGGCTGCCGTACATAAAAGGCGGCTGTGCTATGATCCTGACCAGTCACGCTGAACATAAAGAATCTCTTATCTTTCCCATATGGCTCAAGCTCGTAAACAAAGCGGTGTAAGACTCTGCGCCACTGATTTTCACGCATCAGTATTGAGTTATTATCATAATACTCAGGATAGTATACAGACGGGACATTGAAGAAAACCTTGTCACTGAAACTAAGCGCCTTAGCAATCAAAGCCCTTATTTCCTTTGGCCCAAACCTCTGCAAATTACAACAGAAGATGCAGGCATCAGGTTGTAACCAACCACCACGTAGTATTCCTCGCTTATTCTCAACAAAAATGTTGCAAGACTTGACAACAAATCCAGTGGTACTTACGGATTGAGTGTCGTCGAGTAATGCAAATACCTTATAGCCAAGGTCTTTTAATTGCTGATGTAGAGTCTTAGAGCCCAAACCAATATCCCAGATAACCGAACCTTTTGGAAGATTTCTCTGTAGCAGTTCAATAAAAGGCGTGTGTTCCTTTAGCAAGAATCTAGCTGGCTTCCTGTTATGGCGCGAAGCACTTGTAGTAGGATCAATCATATTGACGATTGACATTAGCTTCTCGGCTGCTTTCTGCGTACTAAACTCATTAGCATACCACTTGGCACCACGATAAGCTTTATCGAATGCCTTCTCTCTATTGCGGTAAACATCGCGCATAACATCAATCAGATAATCCCAATCAGCTACGTGCCACGTACCACCTAGTGGAGAATCCTCTACGTGGTGTGTGGGAATCGGCCAATTGTACTTGCTGTTTACAAAGTCCAGCATTCCGGTATTAGCAGTAAAGATAGTAGGCAAACCTGTCGCCATTGCCTCTCTTGGTGGTAATGCGTAACCCTCACCTTTCGACGGAAAGACCATAGCATCCGCGTTGAGCAACCACTCCAACAATCGATTCGGAAGCCAATCCTCACTTATGATAGTTATGCGTGGATCGTCGAGGTCTGGTAACATATTCTCACCCCAACCGAACAATCCCAAGCGTGTCTTAAACTGCATGGTTACTTTTGGATAATCTTTGTGTGGAAATGCACGCTTGAACACTTCCATAAGCTCAAGTGGGGCTTTTCTACCTGTTAAGGAGCCATAGGAAACAAATTGGAAACTTTCATCATCTTTTGGTTTCCTACGTGTTGGTTTGAAATACATCTCATTCAGTGCCAACGGACACACCTTTATCGGAACGTTAACAAAAGATTCAAACGCATTCTTACTGTATTCACACGGTACAACAAGCATATCAACATTATAGCAATCATGCCGCCATTCAGGATGATTGACCAGTGGTTTGTCCGATTCATACATCGTGAATCCGATTCTGTATGGTGTAGGCAGTTTCTTAAACTCTCCTGGCGTTGCCATACAAATGCCTACACGATAAATATCAGTAAGATTTTCGCTGAGCTTTGCGTGTGTAATCTCATCAAGGTTAGTTCTATCTATGAACCAGCACTGCCGCACAAACAAGTCAACATCAAGCTTTATTAACGCCAAAACCATGTTCTCAGCGGCAGTTCCATAACCATCACCCATACTGAAGGGTGACAGCCAATACAGTGACGTTCTACCATTTTGTTTCCAACGAAAGTCCTCGCTGTCAAGTATGCCATCAATGTCGGCCATTCTAGCAGTTAACATCCATATTGCATCAGCATAGCTGACCTGGGAAGGAACCAGCAACCATTTTAAAGGTGGTAGGTGGCTCCCTCCAGGTGCAACCTGCGTAATTGCAGTGATGTTCCGAACACGCATCTTATAGCTCCCCCTTGCTACCTAGATGACATTACGATGTGACAGTAATTGTGGCGTACATGTCCGACACGACCATTTTCTTACCATTTCTGGTACGGATATTTCGCGTCCATTTGTCCTTATTCTCGTAAGCCCCTGGATGTGTTGCATCGTTAGGCCCGCGATAGTCTGCATAAACCAATGGCATTGCTGCTAGAGGAATATACGGAGCAAACACGTAGCCAGTATCAATGGTAGTTCTCGGATACGTTCCCATGATACCCTTTGCGGCAGGAATGTATGGCGTCATATAGATGTCCCAGAAGCCTTTGATGGAACCCATAAGCTGCACACCAGTTGACATTGGGCCAGGTGGAACCATACGCTCAAGTGGTACAAAGTCGGCAGCTTTCATAATAAAACCTGCCAACGTGGTGCCACAGATCACCCAATCTGCATTGCGAAATCTGTTGTTATAGATCAACATTTGAGCGTCGATCAGCGCATGGAAGATAGTCTCATACCAATCCTTAGCCTTAGTGTAGGCAGCAGGAACAGTCTGAGACCAATTCACATTACCGGCGCTAGCACCAGCAAGAATTTCATTGAGCATTCTGTGTTCAAGCTCACGTAGAATCTCACTACCAGCTGCTGCAACCAATTCAGCACCAACGTCAAGATTCAAAGTACCTCGTGCATCCTCCTGTACTTCAGTAGACCATGTAACACCAAGGATGTCCTTTTCAGCGGTGAGAGTATCCTTTGTCACAGTCATCTTCATTCGTGCAGGAACAGCGTTCTCCTCAGAATATGAGTAGTCACTGTCAGGTGTCGTAACGTTAGTATTCGGCGTTACGTCCTCCCGCAAGAAGTCAAGATAGAAAATCTCACCAGTACCACCAGAGCTGAATGGCATAGGTTGAATGGAGGCGATTTTAGAGATGATAAGCTGCGGAAACACATCGCGCACGATTGGTAGCGCGTATCGTACTGGCATCGAGACATCCGTAGTAAGCGTCACTTCAGCCCTGTTACCCATAGAACTGGCAATGGACTGATTCTCAAAGATGACCGCCATTATTCGATGAAGGTGTTCTGGAATCGGCTTCAGTGGATACTTTTTCGTACCACTACCAAGGTAGAACTCCCACTTATCGACAAGTCCATCAACATAAGCCCTCTGTGCTTCCTCGTACTGTTCAATGGTAGAACCCATCGGCATGATTATGTTAGCACTCATTTCATTTCTCTCCTTTATAACAGTTGTTATCGAATCCTGGAATTTCTTAGCATTCGCTCTACCTCTTCTGAATACACTGGCTCTTCAGGTACTAAGTCATCGTCTGGATCGTTGTTTCTGTCATTAACAACACCCTTTGCCGATGAAGGTGTTCCAAAAGACGCATGATAGGTTGCAAGAGCACGCTCCTTAATCCCAGGCAACTTCTCAGCAATCTCGTCGATGCTAGTAACTTCCTGCATCAAAACCTCTGCAATTGTAGAGCTCAGCCCCGCCTGCGAAGCTTTCAAAACAGCAAGGTCAAACTCATACTTTGACAGCTTAGCATTGGATTCGCTGAGAAGTCCCGTTAGCTCGGCAACATGCTCCTGGAGTTTGACATTAGGATCAGGAGCTTTAGTAGCCTTAGCCAGAGCAGTCTTGGTGTCCGCAAGCTCAGTCTCCAACGCTTTGATCTGTTCTTTTGCAGCATCTAGGTGTTTTGCCAGGTATTCATCAAGCAAATCCCTAGCATTGCTTTCTATCTCTTCCAAAGTAACGTTTTCCCAGTTATCCATGTCGCTTTCCTCTCCTTTAACATCCAGCGTAGAAATATCCCTACCAAGTTCTTCAGGTTTAAACACTCCTGCTCCAATTATACCAGCTTCATCGCAAAAGTCAATTCCAATAATTTTCGCATTCACCATCACCTCCAGATACCCAGTAACCTCTTTTTCACCATCGGCATTTACATCCTCTATCGGCTGTGTAAAACCTGTGACCTCATTCATGCGAACAGAAGTTTCCCTGACTACTTTATCGTAGTAAAGTTGAATCAAATCCCTGCCTTCTGATGTAGGTGAAATAAACGCAGCATAACGAATGACATCTCCATCTCTCCACAAAGGTTTAGTAACTCTACCAACAGGATTTTTGGTAGGCATACCATAGAAGCCTTGACCATATGCGCTACCATGTTTGTTGTAAACGGTAATGGTGTGACCAAGTTCCATGTGTGCGTTGGTATTCTCCATGCACAGATCATTAAACTCCGGTGAGTAAAACCGTTCACGCCCTGTACCTTGCTGACTGATTATATTGTCAATCAGCGCAATACCCTCATAGTGTAAGCCGTTACTTAGCGCCTCTGATAGCGAAAGTTCCTCAGCAACTACGCCCTGACCAAAAAGACTAACTAGCGTGTCACTGTTGATTTGTTCCTCAAGAACGGAAGCAAATGCCTCACCTTTGCGAGCCTTACGCCACTTACCATCAACACCTTTTCGATAACCGGCCTTGCGAAGAGCTTTATTCATAGCAGAATAGGCGATCCTGAAACGTCGAGCAACGTCTTTGTATCTTTTCACAAGTGAATTGTATGTGCTAATGAATATGTTAATAAACCTCTGTGGTATTCCTTTACCCCTCAATTGCCTTGGAGTCACTCCCTTTTTGTATGGCATCGTCTCATCCTCCTAAACACCTATGAACTGTTTGATTAAACCAAGAGAGACCGCTAGAAAGACAGCACAAACCAACCATTTGAGCCACTTAATATCATTCTGTACAACACCCAGTTCATGATTGGTTTTTATAATGTGTTCACTAAGCGTTGCCCACCCATCTTTAAACTCCGCTATCTGTCTTTTACTTATCCACATCATCACCCTCCTTTTGACTGTTTGTATTTAATGCAACGTCCTTTTCTATTCCCTCCATTTCGAGTAATTCTTTCTGCGTCATCTTCAGGTAGTTACTGCGAATGTACTTATGATCTGCAAGACCAAGCTTCAGAAGCTTCTCGCTTGCATCAGCATAATTTTTCAGCGCCACACTCTCCTCAACGTTATCCTCCCAGCTGGGAACAGGCCAAACAACTTTATACTCTATACTATTAGGATCGTACCCCCAAAGCAACAACTGAAGGTTAATGGTGTTTCTAACAGATAAGCTCAACATTGACTGCACACGTCTAACAGTGCGAGCAAAACGACGATCCTGTTGTTGTAAAGTTGCCTTAGCATTAATATCACGCTCGATACCAAGATGCGCCTTTGGAACCTTTAATGACGTGATGATTTTGTTTTGATAATACTCAATGGCCGATAAATTCCAAAAACCCGTATTGCTAGTATCAAGAACCCTCACGTCAGTCAAACCAGGTACTACCTTGCCACCTCTTTCGTCATAAGATGTTGCTATGAAAACATCCTTGACAACTGAAACTTGCTGCACGCCCTTAGTGTCTGTAGCGACCTCGCGCGTCTTCAGTGAATGTTTAAAGTCCTCGATAGCCTTTCTAGCCTCTGGCCCTCCTTTACCAGTAGTATCAATGATGAAAAGCAGACGAGCAAAAGCGCGAGTAAGCCAGTTAATAACAAGGGCTTCCTCCATTGCTTGCAATTTCTTCCATGCTGTACGCGCTGCAAAAAGCAAAGAGCGACCATATTTCCTATTACCAGCACGATTCCAACGCATATGATCAATCTGCCACGGATAGAATCCAGCATAGAACTTAGTACCACCATTTATATACTGCTCGAAAGCCCACTCCCCCTGCTTACTACCAGTCAAGAGAATGCCCTGTTTATCCTCAAGACGTTTCATGGTATTTGCAGGCATATCCATCAGGCGCACGACATTTAAATCCTTGTCTAGGACACGCTGAATAAAACAGTCGCCATACTTGAGCGCCTGCCTAGCAAACGAATAGGCTTTCTCCGCCCACCTTGTGCGCTTCAACATTAACTCAATGTTTTCTATGAGCGCATCTGGAACATTGGTATATACTACAGTGAACGATTGACCTGCGCCGTGCTCTGCGTTCACAGCGTTATCAGCCAGAATGTCAAGGGCTGACGAGACTTCATCTACAGTGTCATCCATCTCATCAACGTCAATGTAAATGTTTGCCCGCCGCGTTGAGACGTTATAGAAGTGTTGCTCCATCATATCGAATGTAACTTCGACAGTACCTATGGCACTTGTTGGCTGTGTCTCAGGGACAAGTGGCGTGTCAAGAATCTTCCTTATTCGTGTCATTATTCGCTTAATGAAACCAACCTTCTTTGGCACGTCTACAGTCATGTTAATCCTCCTACATTATGGCTCGACTGATACCAATATAGCGTAGACACAACAATCGCCAATACAATTTGCATGATTAACTTCCAGCGTTGAAAATTAGAGTAACAGGAGTTGGCACATGATACACATGCTTTCCATGCTCCCAGTCAATCACTTTAATCAGGCTGCTGAGATGCTCACCAAAACCAAAATTATTAACCAAGTCGTGCTCTGGCAATGCCATCATATAACCACCAGCCTGAACAGCCTCTTTGAACACCATGTCCTCAGAGAAATTATGTCCAACATTTTCTGACCACGGGCCAAACTCATCGTAGATTTCACGGCGCATACAAATGGCGCTACCCACAAAATCCTGCACTTCATAGAAGTGAGGCTCTTTCTCAAAACACTCTGTAATCAGCTTGTCAGAAAAGTTCACAGGTGGATGCCAATACTTGAACAAACCCAAGCAACCTATATTCTCCCAAGCACGCAACAGCCACATTACATGAGACAACCAACCTGGAGAATATTCCAAATCAGCATCGAGCTTCAGCAGAAAGTCACCGCGAGCAATCTGAAAACCCCTATTGACCTGAATACCAAGTCCCATATTGTGACCGCAGTTAAAAAGTGCCGTTGACACTTTCTTCGCACGAACCAATCCATAGATGTAGTTCTGTGTTGCTTCGTCACTGCCGTCATCCATGACGATTAGCTCGTATGGCGCTTGTGTGCTCCGAAACATGGACTCCAAACTGCGTTGTAGACTTTCCTTGCGATTGAACGATAGGACAACCAAACTTGCAAACATGGTCACTATTTGACCCCCTCAGAAATTTCCATACGGATGTGAAGCATCAGCAACATCTTTTGTGATGTGTGGCTTGAAAAGTTGTATCATAATTCCCTGGTCTCTTTCATTGCTTGCTCAAAGCGCACTGCGAACGTGTGTTCTCTCTTTGTACGCATCTGTGCGCCGTGCTTCAGCATAACGCACCTCGCTGGATTTTTTAACAGGCTGTTTACCTGCATTACAAAATCCCTAGCATCGGTAAACACCACAATCTCATCGTTTGTAAAGTATTCCCACAATTCTGGACACCTGCTGGAGTCTACCAGTTGTGCACATCCAACCATAGCTTGCATGAAAAGGCGACCATTGGGTGACGATGGACGTATTTTATACCTATTAGCATGATCCACGTCGTTCATGCGATGCAAGTTCAGCACAACCTTAGCACCAACAATAGCCGCTATGTACTGTTCTCCTCCATAGTGTTCCTCTGTTCTTGCCCACGGTGCTGCCTGCTTCCAACCAGACCCAACTAGAAGGACATCGTGCTTTCTCAACTCACTGGAAACCTCTTTAATCAGTTTGACTCTACTAGGAAAGGCGTTGCCGACAAAGCAGACATCGCTGTTTATCAGTCTCTTAGGTGTGAGACTAACGGTGGACGGATAGAAACAGGCCGGAGAATGTATAACTCGCTTTCCAAGAACCCTACTCAAATGCTCTGCCGAGTTGCGATCTGTGTCCCAGAGTAGGTCAACTTCTCTACCGGCGCGTTCAATAATATCAATCTCATATGGACTCTCTAATGACCACAAGATTGACACATTACCGAGAGAGCGTGCCACGCTGGTTGGAATGTCACCGTGCCAAGGATGATAAAAGATCACATAGTCAAAATGCCTGTGCATGACTTCAGGTAAACTACCCGCATGGACAACCGTGGCCGAGTATTTTGACATCATGTTTAGACCATTCATTATATTCTCAATGAATATAGGTGTGTCCCACACCACGATAAGTATGTCGGTTATTGCCTTCACAACAGGTCGCCTTCCTCGCGCAATCGCTTAAAGGCAACGCTGCGATCTATTTGTCTACACATTGAAGTGTGGGGGGAATCTTTGTAGATACCAAGCTCTACCGGAATGTGATGGAAAGCGTGCCCCTGCGCTAAGATACTATCAAAAAACACTCCATCAGCACATCCCCAGAACCTTGGCTCCTCAGGCCAACCATTGCCAAACACCTCTCTTCGATGCGCTACCTGATTGTGATCTAACAGCCCACCAGCATTTAGATTAACAGTACCTCGAATATGTCGAACATCGTGCATTTCAGTTACTCTGCCAGTTTTCCAATCAACCATGCAAGTGCGATGACGAAAATAGGCAGCGTAAACTTCTGGATGCTCATCAAAGTAATCACAGACCACCTCAAAACATCTAGGATAAAACTCATTGTCATCACATAAGTATAGGATTATGTCACCCTTGGTCATGGGAAATGACTTGTTGATGTTCACTGCAAATCTAGTAAGCTTGGGGCGATCCTCTTCTGAAACATCAGAAGACCACCATGAGCATCGCGGATCACCATCAAGGAGATCATGTAAAATAGCCCTAACACCTGGCCCAGAATTATCATCGGCGACCACTAACTGCCAGTTTTTCTCTGTCTGAACCAGAATGGACTTGATACTAGCCCTTAACAGTGCTGGGCGATTGTAGGATGTTAAGATAACACTACATCTTGGCTTCATCTTACTCTCCTTGGAGTGGTATGGCACGCTTAAACTCAGGGTGATAATTAAGATATTTTTGTGCACGCGAGATGTCAACAAGTGTCTCCTGACCTGTAGTAAAGTTGGGTACATCAGGCCATGCGCTTTTAATCCACTTTTGAATGTCAACGTATTTAGCAGGAGTAGTTGGTGTAGCAATATTACACACCACATAACTTTTAACCTTCTCTGTTTCCACCGCAAGGCCAAAAGCCTCCTGTAAATCCACCCAGAGGATGTAAGCGTAAAGCCAATCAGCCTGCCTACCATGTGGAGCATTAAAGTAATTGTCTACATATGGTGTATGTGGCCAAATCCGCAGACCGATAATGACCATATCTGTTGCATTGGCAAAATTCTTGGCCCACTTGTCAGCGGCGATTTTAGTCTTTGTGTACACATGCAGTGTATCCTCTGGTGGTGGAGGAGTATCCTCGTGTAACGGAAAGCGCGTCGGCGTCAAATTTCCATGCGTTGGGCCGTATACAGCATCAGAGCTTGCGTATATGAGTTTTGGAACATTAGCGTAAGATGCAGTTCGCAATACTGTACGAAAACCATCCCCATTTATACGTTCATAGCTGTATGGATTGGGTCTACGGCCTGGGCCACCAATTGCGGCAAGATGAATGACAGCATCCTTTCCTTGCATCCTCTTGAAGAGTTTTGGCACGTCGAAAACATCATCACCACTCTTGTAGTCATAAACGTCAATATTAAAACCGAAACGCCTTTTGTCCAAAAGGCCAGGGCGCACTATTCCACCTATTTCACCACTACCGCCTGTCATTAACACATTCATCGCGTTTCCCATCCTTTATAACTCCCTGGAGGTCTCCCGTCGTTAAATCTACCAATGTGAAAGAATCGCTCAAACCTCTCAACCTCGACCTGACTCTGCTTAATGATGAACGCCAAATTGCGCGGATGATAAAGATGTCCGCCGATTATCCGCCTGTCAAAACTAATTGAGTGGCCTGCAAAGTACGCAGCCAAACCTGATGCGCCATCTTCGACAAGACCAGCACTAAGCTCGTTCCAAAAACCGCCAGTGTCCCAGAAAATGTCTTTAGGCCAGCAAATGTTACCACTGAAAGCGCCGAGCAACATCTCTCTGGTGTGAAAGACCTCGTGTGGTTCCACGGCGTTAAAAGTAGCCATGCGGTAGTCACGACAAATACTGTGTGTCGGTGGTATACTAATCTTACGTGGTGGGAGTTTCTCGGCAATGATGTCATCAAAACGCTGTTCGACATCACTGGTAGTGATGTGCATAGGTGTAAGCCAGTGATAGATGCCAGCTATGATGCGATTTGGATTCAAATTTAAATCCTCCACATACAATTCCAGAACATCGGAACGCAGGATCACATCACTGTCGGCGAAAACGTAAAAGTCATGACGCGCGAGTTGGGCACCCACATTTCGGGGTTGTATGCCTACGCCTGGAACAAATTTCGGTATTCTAACGTAGTGAAGATCAAGTCCATGAAATCTGCGAATCAATCTCTCTATATCTACACCACCACCATCGTTAATCACAATGACCTCGAAATCCTTGAATGTCTGACATGTAAGGCTAGTCAAGACCAGTCGCAGATTTTCAAGTCTATCAGATGCGACAGGAATAATAACGCTTAGTCTCATGTGAATAATCCTAACCAGAGCAACATCGCCTCTCGTAGCTTTTTCCAATAAACACCAGTTGGAAAGGAAATTTTATGGACAATCTCGTGGTAGCACTCAATTGGTTCACTACTGCTAAGAACAACATTATCGACCAGATGCCACAACTCCTCGTTGATGGCAATGCCAGGAGCCTCTTTGATTAAATTATTGAACACGTTAGACTTGCGTATGTGTTCGACAATCGGCTCACCAACAGACACAGACAAACGTAGATGGTCACAGATTCTCTTTACAAACAAACCAGCCCAAATGTCGCCAAAACGATCATAAGGATAATCTCGCCCCATCAACAAAAAATACATCGCTGGTGCCAGCTTGGATTTAAAAGCCAAGTTCATGCCCGACATGGGAAAGTATCTACTAAATGGAATGACCTGCTGTATAGGACTAAATCTATCTGTATGTGTCAGCCTCGACTGCACAAGCTGAGTTGACGCATCTATGTCTGGAACACGTGACCAAAGCCCAACATTTAGAACAACCTCACATTCTCGATCAGTATTGAAATATGGCACTCCACGTGTCACAGGGCCAGCGCCCACTGTTTTCCAGGCGCGGGCGACAGCTCGTGTCTGTAGCGCCTTCCAATGTGTGTCTAAGAAATTGGCACTGTCAGGCCAACAATCATCGTCAAGTGTCACAATCATATCCGGTTTCATAAGCCAAGCACGGTAGTAACCAAACGAACGGATACAGTCGGTGCGTCTAGGAATAATCCAAGCATGTTCGCCTAATATCTTATCAATCTCAGTCCAACTGAAGTGTAGAACATTTGAGTGATTAATACTAAAAGTACATTCGGCATGATCCTCCATCACGATTACTTGATGCTGCTTAAATTCGTCTTGCCACACATCGAGGAACAAGCCTATACATTCCTCTCGAATCGAAGGGACTACAATAACAGCCTTGTACGTATTAGACATCTGGCTCTTGTCCTATTGGTAAAATTCCCATTACACCTTTCCTTTCCCAAACGTAGAGACCAACCTTATGTAAATCATGTTTTGCTGCAATATACTGAATGTTCTTATTACATGAGGCTTGATTAACTGCCTGATCCCTATCGTGATAGATGTGATAGCCGTGAACTAAGCTTGTAAAAATCACAGGATGGCCAGCCAACTGTGCACGAATACCTATCTCACAGTCTTCACCACCGTGCCCGACAAAACTCTCATCGAAACTGCCAAGTGTTTCAAATATCACCCTCGGAAACATCAAAACACCAGTGTACAAATAGGCAGCAAACCCCTCCCACTGAACTTCGCCATCGAAAATTGAAGGTTGTGCTTTATAGCGGGGATCGATGCCAACGATACCCTTCGGATTGCCACCAAATTGCGCCGGAGGAAGTGTGCCAGCAACTATCTTGTCCCAGTTATGATAAACATCGTATGGGCGAATGTTCATTGGTAACATCCAATCGTAACGGCAGGCAATAATAACCGTTGGATTTGCACGAGCAATGTTACTTAGATGAGCAAGTGATTTTGGTGCTAGGAGGATGTCAGAATCTATGAATAGGAAATTACGTCCACGTGCAATAGCGCAACCCCGATTTCGTGTAAGTGCGGTTCTATTACCAGCATGTGGTAGCCAGCAATATTGCAACGCGAATTTATCCTGAAACTCAAACATAACCTCAAGTGGACTATCTGTAGAGCCGTCGTCAGAGACAATCACCTCGATTGACTCAGCATAATGTGCACGTGTTTTATCCAGAGCACAAAGCGTGAGATACAGGTTCTCGCGTCTGTTATAAACTGGAATGATTACTGAGAATTCAAACATCAATCATTCTCCTATGTGAACAGATGCTCATCTGAACCCTGATTACCCCATATTTTTATCAAGCGATCTCTGTTACGCTTGCTAGAAAACATGGCAGCCTCCTCACCTGATCCATGCTCATAATGTAGAAGAGTAGCTTTGGGCTGATACACAACTTTCCAACCCGCTTTTCGCGCTCTCCAACAGAAATCAATGTCCTCGAATTGTCCCAGAATATACGCTTCATCAAGACCACCCAATTCATCCCACATCTTTCGACGAATGAGAACACACGCAAAAGTTACAGCATTCAATTCTCGGCGCTTGTTGGCTGCTGGTAGATCAGATGGTTGACCACCATATATGTGATACGGAAGGCCCTCGCTGTTGCGTGCGACTCCGGCGTGCTGAATTGAGCCACCAAGACTATAACCTTTTTGGGGCGGATACATCAATTTAGCACCGACAATGCCAACGTCCTCATTGTTGTCAACCTCTTCGAGCATATAAGTTAGCCACGAGAAGCCGGCCTCGGTGTCAGAGTTAAGTAGACATATATATTTGGTGTCGGTTTTCAAAACAGCATGATTGCAAATGCCAGCAAAGCCCTTGCGTGTACGCAGCAAAATAACATGATACTTGTGTTCAAGCTCATGCAAATACTCGCGCATTACAATCTCCGAACTGCGATCATCAATGATGATTAGTTTGTAGGGCGCAAGTGTGTTACGTTCAAGTGACGATAAACACCGGCTCAAAAAATCCGATGCGTTATAGGTGGGAATAATGATCGTGACTGATGGTTGCTTCTCGCTCACGTTTTATCCTCGCTTTTAAAGCCATATACCTGAACGGGGCGCACTACACCGTTCAGCACATTCGCTCTATGTTGTCTGTCACGAAGAAGAATACCCTTACTAGCCGCTAGATGCAATAGTTTCGTCATTCTGTATGATGATACTCCTAGCAATTCCTTCCACTCTTTGAGCGTGTGAAATCCAATGTGCTCTTGCTGGCCCTGCACATCAAGTACATTCAGTAGATCGTCTAATGTGAAATCTGTTGGTAACATAATCTCAGTCATTGCGCTCCACACCTTGCATAGACTCATTAAGATCGTTATACGCCGTGATGACAGCTTCCGCGAAAGACTCCAAATATTGGGCCGCCGTGCAATACCCACACTCCGTAAGCCGAATACTTAGCATCACAATGTATACAAGAACGTCCGCGACCTCTTCATCGAACATGAGAGAAAGTCGATCCATCGGAATTATCTCAAACGTCTGTTGATTGCCAAGCGAATACTGACTGTTCCCTGGGCCAAGAACGCGCTCTTTACAAAGCCGCAATAACTCTGGTGGTAAGACAAAGCGTTTGCAGTAATCCTCAACAATGTTTGACAACTCGTCGCTTGTCACGTTATTCCCCCTTAGATTGGATAACTTCTACACGTGGCATAGGTGCTCGATAGAATCTCGGCTTAACCACAAGGTCAAAACCATCCCATTCAATCATAGCGTAGCCAATTTGTGGTATCTTACCGCTAACTGATCTCATAGCATACGCCGTTGGAAGCTGCCAACCAGGAATGACCAACGTTTGAATATCAGGAGCGGTTTGTACGTGAATGAATTCATGTCGATGAGCGCGAACCATCATGTTAAGATGTGGTGCATCTTCGCGATACCATTTGTATAAGTCAGTTAGAAGCATCAGCACATCTCTCAAAGGCGCTGTAGCAGCGTACCAACTAACACGTGTGAATGCAATGTGATGGGCAAAATGTATCACGGGCTTGTTGGTGCCACCTGGAGGCTGCAAATATAGTTGCCACCAAGAATGTTGACCCGTTACTGGACTTGGCTCTGCTCCCAGTAATTTAGCAAGTGCATTTATGTTCTCTGATGCTGCTCCTTCGTGCCATTCTGTACCTCTAATGATGTAAAGCGTACCAACCGCATCCGCGAAAGGTTCGACAAGAATATGTGCTGCTGCTGCTTGCAAGTCTAATCTGTTTGTTACTAACTGTCCATCCTTCTGATGTGACCCTTGAATCATGTCGCCCAATATAACGCCAACATCTGGCTTCGCATCTATTATACGCTCCATAGCATCTTGCCACTGAGCGTAGAGCCACTGCTGTCCAGCATTCTGCCTTACGTAACCACCATCTGCTATTGGAAAGTTTGGTGGACTGAGACCAACTGTACTACCAGTGTGCATGTCACTAATAACAGCGATTTTATATACCATGTTAAATCCTTACACTAGATGTATTCATTATCACAGCTCCACTTTACGACTCATAATATCACTCCTCTAATAAAACATCTGAGGTACAAATGCCGGTTCAGGCAGAGGTTCAAGACCATTTTCCATACGCTGGCTGTTGATTTTCTCACGAGATAATCTATCATGCTCAGCATAGGGATCAGGCCGACTAATTGGTATGTAATCGTATGACATAGATCGCTGACCAAAGTTGTGTGGTTCAGTTTGCATAATTTCAGCACCAACTACAGCTGACCAATCTCGTGCTATCGTGCGGCAACCCTCCAAAGCATCAGGCCCATCGTCATGTGCTCCAATCGGAAACTCTGTCAGTTGCTGTTTCAGTAAATCTTGACCGCCCTCAAGTAGCAACAAGTAACCGTTCTCCAAGTCTGGCTGTAAGGATTGAATGCGAAGTTCTTTGTTGCTGTGTTGATTAACCTGAATGAATGGAATGTTAGTCCCAGCCCTCATACTAGCACGCGCGGACTCTGATGCGAAGAAAGCCTGAAATTGTGTGCTCTCAATTCCCCAACGCGAGAACATGTACGTGTTAGCATACTCGTTCTGATCGTTCATTATAACTGTTGGAGTACGCCTTGACAAGTCCGCTTCAAGAACGAACATTTGTTTGCTAGGCGCTTTAGCAATGACGACTATTGCGGAGTAGTCGGAAGTTGATGTTCTACCTAATGATGGATCTGTAAAGCCGAATATCTTACAATCTACAAGTCGAACAGATGCGCCATCTTTGTTTGGAATTAACCAAAGTTCAGGCACGCCATCTTCATTAGGCTTAAACACTTTTCTGTATGTGTACCAACGATTGAAGATACATCTTGACGGGTCACGAGGATTGTTCATTAACTCGGTATAGAAGGACACATCACCTTCAGATACTTTAGTCACCATAAGATCATAGTAGGAATAACCTTCAGGCCACGCGCTTACAGCACCGCGCAACATCTCCTCTCTGTTTAGTTCAAAGAACGCACGTGCTGTTTCATCTTTATGCTCATCGCTAAGGTCAGTCAACAATTCACGCCATGCGTCCCAAAGAGCCTGATTTTCAGCCCATGAAACCACAGCCTGGAAGACTTTATTCCTAAACATCGGATTGGCAACCACACGCTTCAACAAACAGTCAAAGTGTAGGAAGTTACCAACGATGAAGATTTTAGTGTCACTCCAGCCTGCACGTATGACAGATTGTGTCAACCATGAGTATGTAGTCTCACGCTGTGTCTTAGATTGTACACTTTTCAAGTTCTCAATATCATCAAGAACAATGAGGTCGGGCCTGAACTGAAGATACTTGCGCCCGCGTATCTTCATGCCCGAACCTAGTGCCTCAATACGGACATGATTAGCAAGCTCAACCTCTGAACGCTGCCAGACGCGCCCTTTCATGTCCCCGAAATCTTCACGTATACGCTCGTTGTTTTCAATCTCACTTTGTAGATTGGCAAGCTGCTGTTTCGCCTGATCGTGTGAATCTGAGACGATTAAGATAAAGCGTCGCTTCTTTAGCAGGCTACACCACAGGGGAAGTGCTAATGTAATAGTGGTTGTTTTGCCAAAACCACGAGGCCATACAACTGCGCTGTAGATTTTCCCCTTCGTGCGCATTACCTCCTCTATCTCACTGACAATCTCGTGGTGCATAAGACCAAATGGTAAATAGAAATGATGCTTAAGATAGAACTTCATAAAGAACTCGAAGTCAACTTCAGACAGCGCAAGACGAACCAACCTGCTGTCAATGGCCTCATTAATGAGACCAGTAGCATCAAGCTGCTCAATCGTGAAGTTGCGCATAAGTGCGGCGCGAATTAGCGTGAGATCACTGGATGTTAGTTGCATATTATGTCCTAATGGCACAGTGAAACACGAAGAGCACCAGTAGCAGCACAATGCTCATAACATCACACATCCTTTTCTGTAACATCGACGGGTGATGCGTCGATTACATCAACTGGTTGACTTGTGCGGCGCTCTTTTGCTGGCATGATCTCTAATAGTGCTCTAATGGTTGGTATCTCACTTGGGGGTGTTCCTGCTGGTAGTAAGTTTTGCATCGGTACTGTATCAGCAGCAAAGAAGCCTAACCCCTTTTGAACTGCGAGATACTGCTTGAGCAAATTCCAATACTCGTTTAGCTGTTGATCCACAATAGCCGCTAATGGGTGTGTAACGCTTTCTATGAATAGCGCGGTGTCCAAACGTTCAGCCTTCAATTTGAGTAGACGAGCGAGTTCGCCAATAGCATCAACTTCAATATCAAGCTCTTTGAACTTGCTCTGAAGATAGGTGATTGGCAGGAAATCGGACTCATTTAATTGCGCACGAAACTCCTTGATTGCAGCAACTGGGATATTAACATCAGCCGTTTGCATCAAGTAAACGTGCGTGCGTTCAGCTGACCAGTTGTTAACGAGACAATTAAAGACAGTCTGTTTGTGCTCGCTGTTCTCAATTGCGTGTACATTCGTCTGTGGTGCACCAGGTGTTCCACGCCGCTTCAGGGCATCGAGAAACTTCTTATGCTCTTCAGCTAAGTCAGCAGTTGTATCTATCTTTTCTGGCACTTTGGGTGCTTCAGGCACTTTAGTATTTGTCATTTAGAACTCCTTACGCCTATTTTATCACAGAAAAGTATATACGTCAAAACCAAGTCCTGGGGTAGTCGGCTGGATACTTTCAGTCTGACATATGTTGTCACGAATGCGACAATTTTTGGTAACGTTGATATTTTAGCAGAAAAGTGTGAGAGATAGGCTCCCCCTGTTTTCATGGCATACCACATAATGTTCCGCAGCCGTGGCCCGTGACCTGATCCGGTCGGTGGCCTCGGACGCCACCGCGAGACGGCGCGAACACTGAAAGGTTAGCTGACCGTAGCACTTTACATTAGCATATGCTCATAGAATTGACAACACTTGACGGCAATTGGCAGCAGTCATTTTGCGATATGTGTTGACACTTGCGGCGATCAGCTATACAATTGACTCAAGGTTCTCGAGGAACTGCCGATACTAGTGATAGTACCGGCAACACCGACAACACAAGCAAAGGGGGACTGATATGACAAACAAGTTTGAAAGTCGATGCGCCAGCCTTGATCTTGCGCAGTTGCGCAAGCTGTCAAGGCAGATTTATCACAAGCTACGGCTAAGGCCGCAATCAAAGCGGCTGAACACAAAACACAACATAGTCTATCACTATATTGTGTTGCGCCGTGATCAGCAGCAGCGAACACAAGCAAAGGGGGACTGATGCAAACAATCAAAGCGTGCGCGGGGCTACAAGTACAAGTAGTTCCACACAAGCGTACTTGGCAAGCAACGCTGGACATACACAAGTGTATGTTCTGCAATGAACGCCACGATTGCATGATTGCAAATGCAGTGGCGAAACGTCAAACAAAGGAGACACATAATGACACAGGATGAGCAGATTGATCGCGCGTTCAGAGCGTTTGCACTCGAACAAAGTTTGCACGTAGAGGATACAGTCGATGCTGCGTTCAGTGACATACAAGTAGTTTGCGTCGATCCTGCAATGCTCGACGCTATCATAGAGCAAGCGCAGGTTGAGTATGTCAATCAGCTGTATCGCGGCGTTGAGCCGTGGACGCTCACGGAGAGGAGTGCTAACGTGACAGGCAAGATATATCTTGAGACAAGCGACATACACGTGTATGTGTGCGTGGAGGAGGGCAAGGAGGGCAAGGCGGACGGGCACTACTCTCTTTGCCACGTGGTGGACATAGAGCAAGTTCCACGGCTCGCGCTCACAAATCGTCTCGCTTGCACGTTAGAAGAGCGTGTGCTGGCAGACGCGCGAGACGCGCTGGACTTCTTTGACTTCTGCAACGCGCGCAGCGCGCGCACGATACTGATGGAGGATAGCATGTATTTGGATGCATAATCAACAAAGTCCGACAACTTAATAGCCCGCCGCCGTTGAGCGGCCTGGGGTGGTGCAAGTCCACTCGGCGGGCATGGGGACACACACAAGCAAAGGAGGTTACCATGGCACGGATGGTAGCGTTTTGTAACAAGTGTGGCGCACACTATGACGCTGCGCAACCGCATACGTGTAAAGCCGCTGACGCCGAGGAGCACCAAAGGTTGCTCACCGAGTGGGCAGAGGCGGAGGCATTGTTTGCAGAGCCGCCACCGCCGGTCATCTGCGAGCGGTGCGGTCGGACAATCGACGTGGACGGCGGCGAGCGGGCAGAGACGCTGGATACACAGGCGGGTTACTTGACGGTCTGCACGGAGTGTCTCGCAAAGGCGTGGGGACTGACGGTCGAGGAACTAGAGAGCGACTTGGAGGAGGAGCATATGATCTGACACTATCGGCGTTCACCTCCATTTTCACACACACACACACAAAGGAGACACACAATGGCTAAGGATCGTTTTGTGAACTTGCAACGCGCGAAAGCGTTGCTGAAAGGCAGCGGCGCGGTTGCGTTGCTGAAACCGGCTTGGGCAAAAGAGAACGGGATACGTTGCGGCAAAATAGAAGGCCGCTACGTGTACAGTGTGACCGACCTGCAAGCGTATGTTGAGAGAATTGTCGCCGAGCGCGCCGCAAACGCGTTGCAAAGTGATGATGTTCGGCTTTGGCAGTTTGTAGTTGATACTGCTATCGAGGACGCCAATGATGCTGCCGAAGCTTGGGCAAATCAGCACTTGCTAGACGCAATCGCGACAAGTGACGCTGACGCAGTGTACAGTGAGAATATCACACTGATCTGATCGACCAGCACCGCACCGCGCAATCTGAAAGACGCTAGCTTGATAGCTAGCGTCTTTCGGCGTTCTAGGAGACAATATGTTTGATCAGCGCAAAGCTTTACGTCTTGCGTATAGAACCGCAGCGCATGACTACATGCAAGCCGCAAGCGCCGACAAGTCGACACTTGCTAGCATACTGCTGTACTTTCGCACAAAAATAACCAAGTCCCCCGCTCCGGACATTTTTGCGATCCTCGGTCGCAACACCGGACACTTGCGTTGCGCCGAGTGCGGTCGCCGTTTTGGTGATACTGACGTATTGCCCCACCAAGGCCGCCGGCGCTACTTGCAGCCACCGTCTTGCCCGCACTGCGGTTGCACCAAGTACACCACCACCACCACATAGCCCCACCCGCAATACCCGCAATAAAATTGTATCACCAAAGCCGCTAGCAATTGGCTAGCGGCTTTTTTTGTGCAAGGACAACACACCACCGCAATTCTGATGATACAACTATGCAAGCAATAGACCAAACGCAAAGTATGCACCCCGATAGCAGACAACACGAAAAAACAGCACACCACTGGAGTAGGGGCATTTTAGGCGTCGCCCTATAAGGACACTTTTCATTGAAAACCCTTTTGAGATTGCCTTTCGGCAATTCCAATTTGCATTTAGAAAAAGTAAATCCGGAGTAAAGACAAGAGAAAATAAAAATTATTATTATTATTTTTAGTATTGCTATTATATATTATATTTTTTTTTTGTACCCTGTGCACTTCCATATAACGGTTTGTCAAGTAAATAACTAGGTTGTAAAGTTAGCTTTACCACTTATCTCTCCTAACGTCTCTGTCCTAGACAAAAAATAATATATAATAGCAATCAGTAAAGTAAATCATTCTCAATACATATCAGTAATCAGTATTTTTTCACGTAGAAAAGGCCAAACGCCACCAATCCACCGCACCCAACAATAATACGATACCGACATTTTCACCGCAGTAGTGATAACGCAAAAGCCTTGCTACTATTATATGATAGCGAATGGTATTATATAATTTTTTGGCCTGGCAGGGAACACCCCGAAAGTAGGCTAGACAACAGACCGCCGCAGTCAGCGGTAAAGGGAATCAGAGGACTAGAGAAGTCACGCGGCAATAAACGATGATATAATGATATAATGATATAATGACCATTTAGCAATGAACACAAAGGAGGATTACATATGTGAATTAGACATTTGATCGGACAAGCACAAATTCAACAAAGGGAGGCACAAAATGTCACAAGTACAAAAAGCTACAAGCGCAGCAAAGTGTTACATCGCCAGAAAAAACAGAACCGAACATCCTGATGGTAAATGCGATAGTGGTGGCCGTTGGTATCCCACAGAAGGTGAGAGACAAGCGTGCTGCCATAACATTCGCACACCATCTAGAAGATGGCCATGGAGCCTTGTAAAACATTGCCGCACGAAAAAGCACGTAGCAAATCTGTTTGGCGTTACGGTAGCAGAGATAAACAAAGCTATAAAGGAGATGCAAGACAAATGAACGAGCAACAAGCACGTGAGTGGCTTGCGGAGCGTGACTGCTACGTGAGCGAATACGATGGCGAAACTTTTGTCATTGTAGAATGTCAATATGACGATCCAGTAGATGATCCACTTTTCGAGCAAGTTTTGTTAGCCCTTGGGATTGATGAGGCCGATTTATACTACCAGTGGGGTTACAGCGACAATTATACAACTTGCAGTAACTGCTGTGAAGTTATTCGCACATCGCCAACCCATGCTTGCTGGACGCCGGACTATTGGGTCAATATTGACGATGGAGAAATCCTTTGTCAAAAATGTACCAAAGAGAATAGCGACGATTATTTTGCGTGGCTTGCAAAAGCTACAGCAGAGGTACGTGCTATTGGTTGCGTGCTAAGGCCACTCGAAGACTATGGCTTCACAAAAGTAGTGAGCGATTTGCGCTACGGCCTACACCCAGGTGAAAGCGACGATCCACATAAACTCATCACTTGGGCGCATGAACACAACTTCGAGATCGCTTTCGATGTCAGCCAAAATCCATTTACAACAGAGTTCGACGTTTACTTGCGCAAACAACCATCGAGCGCCGATAAAGTTGTCAACGTCGAGCAAGTTCGCAAGGCTCTTCTTGTTACGCCACAAAACGAATATTCAAGTTTGCGCTCACAATTCCGCCAGTACCCAACTCCCGCAATGATTTGTGAAGTACAACTAAAAGGAGGCCACAAGTAGAGAATGATAGAAGCACAATGGGTTGACACCAAAACATACAGGTACAATACTTGTCCTGTATGCGAGGACACCAAAGTAAAAATGCTAAACGAGGACTTTGATGGTAGCTACATAGTTACTATTGAGTGTAAAACCTGCGGCGCATTATGGGTAGAGCTTCATACACTCACGGGCGTGTACGTCATCAGCGAAAAAGAGATCGTAAAGTAGTGTAGCACACAACGTGCAGCAGATAAAACAACACGCACAAAACTGTGCAGAAAGAAGCGATGACAATATGGAAATGTTTATATTTTATCCATCACCTAGAAACACCAAACTGGTATGCGTCGAACTCCAGAGGCAAGACAATCGCGACTGGCTTCTGGTGTACTTTTCCTACGACACAGCTGTTGCATTCTATTCATGTAAGCGCGAGATCATAGTCTCACAGAATGTGTGGTCGAAAACAACTGGTCGACATTTGAATGAGATAGATGGGGGTGCAAAAGAAAAGAGAGTGCCATACAACGAGTTCAAAAAACTGCTAGCAAAAGCCTTACAGGCATTCGTGACCAAACAAAGCAAAGGAGAGAACAAATAAAGGAGACGCCATTCTAAAACTATCTCTCAAAAAGCCCTCTCTTCGGAGAGGGCTTTTTTAGTGTAACGAAGCCATCTCACAAAGAAAAGGAGTGCACAATGTTGACACCCACCAACGAAAAGCGAACGAAAGACCTTGGAGTTTTGCGTGAACAATTGCACCTTATGATCGAGTTCATGGACAACACTCCAAATGTCAACGGAAGTTATGCAGCAACAGAATGGTGCAATGAACTGCCAGCATACCCAAATCACTATACAGTGGAAGAGTGGCAATCTCAACCTGACAACATTCCGGTGTGGTATATCTGGTGGTTCTACAAGGCTGAGCTGGAACTTGCTGGCTTTTATGACCTCCACAAAGAAGCTGAGGAACTTCCTATTGCCGACCTCTTGGCTGCAAGCAGAGTGTTGAGCGAAACAACTTTAGGCGACAAAATGTTCTCAACAAAGGAGGAACAACAATGAGATCCACAACTGAATCGGATACACTTGCCGCGCTAAAAGCGGCATGGTAAATTGACAACGATAACAAAGGAGAGCAACGAAATGACAGGCGAAATGTACTCAATCAATCAGGATGGAGAGGATAGCAGTGGCAACACATGGCCATTACACGCTGCTATCGCAAAAACATTGCGGGCCGACGGTTATGATGCTACGCTGCAACCTTTCGACCAATATCAAGGCCCATACATTCTTGTGGGCAAAGATGTTCGAGTCGGAAACGCCCCGTACAGATTAGCAGTTCAAAACGCAGGCGTTATCAGATTGTGGATTGGCGCTGCTAATAATACACAGGAGGGACTATTGCTTATCTATCGTGAGGACACGGAAACTCTCAGTGACTCGTTTTGGTGTGAGGACATTGAGAGCGCAGTAGCTTGTGCCAGAGAATTGCTGACACAAAAGGAGGTTACGTGAGTCAATGGCGAGCAGTTGCCGACGAAAAAGTGCCAGTGCATATAGATGTTATTATATGCTACAAGAATCCCAGCACATTTGCTAAGGACGGAAATTGTATCACCTTAGCAAGGTCTTGGAAAAAAGACGGCCTAAATTATGTGTGCTGGCCACGTAACACATTGATCCCTCATTCTTGGATCACATTTTGGATGCCATTTGAGTTGCCACCACAACCGGAGGTCACATGAAAGGCTGGCGTTTTTACGAGGAGTTTGAGACAACCAAACGTAAAGTATCAACGGGAAATGTGATCGCACTTGATATAGACCCATTGACACTAGCGTTCACAGGATATACGTGTGTATCTGCGCTATACTTTGAGCCAAACTCGCCCGTTGCATCAAGTAGTGCCTTTTTCTGTTATATTCAACACTACTGCAAGCGTGTGAGTGAAGCCAGAGCACGTAAAATTCACCCAAAACTTTTTGAGTACCTAGAAAGAGAGGACTGACAATGCCACGCAAATGTGTGTATGACTACTATGACGTGTACATTCCACGAGACGCAGTTCCAGATGATGCAGAATGTGAGTTCGAGAATCAAGATATTTTCGAGATCGCATTTGTGGAGGCTAGAATGCGCACACGCATCTATGCAATGCCTTGTGTGTGGACAGCAACATTGATCGACGATCCTGATTCTGCTAACTATCACGTGCGCGTCAGGCGTAAGCGTTACAGTGTACCACATCTACACTATCATGTGCTAATTGGTGTGCCTGGCTACATGCCAGTCACAAATGATGTCTGCAAATCCAGGACTGAGGCAGAATGTTGTGCGCTTTGGTACGCCAAAAACTTCCGTAAATGCTGGGACAGTTATAATGATCGCGCAGTATATCACGTTGAAGGCAATAAGCGCGACGGTTATGAGATTTATTGTCCCAACGGTATACGTCCAGAGGATGTGTATATGACAATTCACATAACGGCATGTTCCGAGGAAGAGTGCCTGAGAAAAACGGAGGACTAAGACATTACAATGAAAGTTATCAGAGCATTAGCAGAGGCTCAAACAGATGCTGCGAATCTGCTCGAACAGTTGGTAGACATCGAACATGGTCTATACCAAGCGAGTGCTGGTGAACACCACATTCAAACTATCAACAAACTATCAATACAGTTGATTTACATTGAGAGAGATCTTTTTGCCGTGCAGCGTGCTTTGTGGAAGCGCCTGCTAAATAATAAGGAGCAAGTATAATGAATCCCATTCGCACGGCGGTTAGTATTTTCAGAAGCGGCAAGATTTGGCAAGGCTATGCGCTTTACGGCGACAAAACAAAGGTGGCAATTCAATCGCAAGGGTTTGTCATACAAGTAGAGATGACACAACGCGAGGACGGTAGACCACAAGCTACAGTACAAGTTTGTGGCAACACAATTTTCAACACCGAAGACCATTTGCTAGAAGCGCCAGAGATTGCTGACAGCTCGAGCGTCGTCATACTCTAGCAAAGTAGGCGCGTGCTTCTGTGGCATCGACTAGTCAATAACATCCACCCCCTTATAACCTCTAAAAAATAGGCGAACGGTTTTTCAGACACAATTGTAATTTACCGACAACAAAACCTGAAAAACCGTTCACCTATCCCCAAACCATAACAAAACCATAACCTATCGCACAACACCTAGACATTCACCTACATCATAAATCCTCACACCAACACCTATTCACATTCTATCAATTTGCCTACAGGTCATTGCAACTTTCACATTCCACAATCGCTGACAGTCTTGACCCTAAAGACATTCTGTGCTATACTATATGCACCGTGAGCGAGGTGTCCTATAGGGGCACTTTGCGCCAAAAAACCTTTTGGACTATATGCAAGTCCAAACAAATGAAGGGGGACAAAAATGGCAGTGCAAGAAATTGATGGTCAGTTGAGTATCGTCATCGAAATTGACGAAGATGGTTATTTTGACGTGCGCAACGCAGCCCTGTATCTGGGCAAGACGGCTAGCTACGTAAGGGTGCTGGCAAAAAAGGGTGTGCTTGACTTTGTGGAAGATGACGAAGGTGGTATGCTATTCCACCGCGATGCCCTCGATGCCTACGCAGCTTTGCCAAAACGTAGCGGTCGAAGAGCTGGAGCAATTCCTTACACCACACTGTCAAGTGTTGGCCGTAAGCTGCGATCAGTTATCTTGATGGTAGAACGAAGCGACATTGACGAAAGCGATAAGGAAACTACACTCAAGGTATTGCAAGCTCTGCTCGACGCTAGCATAGCAGAAAGCTGAATCAAATTAGACCCCGTGGAAAGAAGGGTCAAAATAGACCGATGGACATCACCTTTCCACTATTATCTGGGAAATGCCACGGATTGATTGCGTCCGTGGCATTTTCCACCTCCTCTGATTTGGGATAACATCAAGGTTTAGCAGGGGCCTTGATGTTATCCCACTAGTTTTTCACATGAGTCAATGTAAGTCAGTTCAATTTCCAACATGGCGCGGTTGGCGTTCTGGCGAAAACGCTGATAGAATCTCAAATGCACGCCCATGGGTCAGTAAAGTCGTAAAAAATCTCTGGCAAGGATATACAAATAAGTGAGCCTAAAAGTTTACGTAGCGGGCCCTTATACCAAAGGCGACAAAACACAAAATGTTCGTGTAGCAATTGGCGTAGGAGAGCGTTTGGCTGCACTCGATTTTGTCCCCTTTATTCCACATCTAACACACTTCTGGCACATATTATATCCGCACCCTATAGAGTTTTGGTATGCCTACGACATGTTATGGTTAGAGACTTGCGATTGTGTGCTTCGCATTCCAGGCGAGAGTAGAGGCGCGGATGCTGAAGTATATCGCGCTAAGGCATGTGGGATACCAATCTACTATAGCATAAAAGAACTAGTAACATCTGAGAAGGAATAGAATGACGATTTTGGACTGGTTACTTGTTCCAATATCCGTAGCGCGTGGCGTTTTATCTATCCTCCTTGTTATTGTCTTCATTTTGCTTGCCCGCGAAAAGATGGACTACTAATAGACACGTGCTAACATGGAGATGCCATTGCCTCAGATAACAAAACTCAGCACCTATAGATGTTTGCTGTTTGCTACAACCTTTTGCGCCACTGGCAAATGCCCTCATCTACCAAAATGCTACACTGATCCGACGTGGCCAGACGATGTTGCCTGCTTCATAAAGGGTAAGAAACCTTGCCCAGAATATCACCACTGTATTTGCACGCAACCAATTCCTCCATCTCCAGAACTTCAAAAGGCATACTTCGCTTGGAAGGAAAAGTACACCATCGACAATCCAGAGTATGATGAATCAGCAGAGCTTTATGGTTCCTACAAGGACTCTATGCTTTAATGAGAAGCGTAAAGGAACCATCGCCACTGAAAGTACACTTTGAGGAAGTAGAGATAGGTAACATTCCGTGTCCTGCTTGCAACGCCAAATTGCTTTTACCGATGGGTGTGCTTCCATTTGCTTTTTGCCCCAAATGTGGTCGATACTTCAAGATGTCATTTGAATGTCGCTATTGCCATGAACTATTTAATCGAATAAGCGCAGATGGTCTCTGTTCGCTGTGTCAAACCAGGGCCTTCACATTCGGAGAGAACTGATACAATGAATTGTATCTACAACAAGTCCTGCGAATTTTTGGATGAGGTTCAAGAAGACAGTGTTGCTCTGACTGTGACTTCGCCTCCGTACTGGAATGCAATTGACTATAATATACATGCTCTTGGTGAGGACGCTTGGTATCGTGAAAGAAAACACGTCTTCAATTACGTTGAATACCTGGAATGGCTTGGTTTGTTTTTTGGATACGAAGTCCACCGTGTGACAAAGCCTGGTGGATTCTGTGCAGTTGTAGTGGGAACCATACTACTAGATGGTAAGATGTATCCGATGCCATTTGATTTCACCGCTCAAATGTGTGCAGGTGACTGGATTCTGCATCAGGACATCGTGTGGCACAAATGTACTGCGGGGGTAAAACGAGCGGGCGTTTTCATTCAACATCCTTACCCTGGATACTTTTATCCCAACATAATGTGTGAGTATATTTTGATCTTCCGAAAGGAAGGCCCCAAAATTTACGAGAAGCGAACCCATCAAGAGAAGGAAGCAGACAAATCTCCCATAGATAGTCTGTTCAAGATGGATATTGCCAACAACATTTGGCACATCGCGCCTGTTCCACCTAAAACCATTGCCCACCCTTGTCCCTTTCCAGAGGAGATTCCGCATAGACTGATTAGTCTGTACTCCTATAAGAACGATTTGATTCTCGATCCATTTGTCGGTTCTGGACAGACCACAAAAGTTGCCAAGCTCTTGGGGCGTAGGTTTGTGGGCTACGACATCGTTAGCGAGTACGTTGATCTGGCAACTAAAAGACTTGACGAACCATCAGCCTTACGAGATAAACAGCTGGTCGTGCGATTTGACAAAGTGAGTCTAGTTTAGATGTCCATTACATCATGGCTCATGTCACTCTTTTTGGGTATCACACCATTGAGTAACAACGGTATTGCCACATGGTATGGCAACGAGTTTATTGGCAAGCATCACGCCGCCCATTGGCACAATGAAACGCCAATTGGTGCTCCAGAAGTTGTCACTGATAGTTACTTGGGTGTTGCCGCACCATCAAACATTCCCTTTGGAACAAAACTGCTTATCATACGCAAGTCAACCTGCATGGGACACGAATCCCCTTATGACGGAGCATTTGTGATTGCGACTGTTATTGATAGAAAAAAGAATCATACGATTCCACATTACTACGATTTATGGCCTATGACTGCTAAAATGTTGGGATTTGGCCCTTTATCTGCCACCGCCGATGATGGTTGTGTGAAAGTTAAAGTGTACATTCTAAAAGGAGATTGAGGTGAAGAAGTTACTGGTTCTACTGTCTTTGCTTTCAGTCATAGGGTGCATCACTTCAGGAAGAATACAGAGGAAAACATGCGCAATCAAAAGTTGAGTGAGCGAATAGTCGGGATACCACGTAATCCAGTAAAGGAGAAGAGTACCACAATGAACAACAAAGAGATTCAAAAGGTTCTCGTGTTGAACGCAACTCAGAAGGTCAAAGTAGATAATGGCTTCAACCTCGGCTTCTCTATATTCTGGGGATTCGTAGTTGGAGCACTTAGCTTGGTTGCAGTTGGTGTAGGCATCTTGCTGGGCATTTTTATGCTGATTTTGTTATTCGCAGCATTATGACACTCGCAAGGTCGAGATGGCTGCATGTATAACATGACTGACAAAATGTGCATAACACGAACATGGCATCCCTTCAAAAATCATGTACGCATCAAGCTCTCATGGCGCTCTAGCAAATGTCTATGGGGACGTTTCGGTGGTGGTTGGCAATGGAGCCTCGGATTCCAGGCTGGTGGTAGCACCATCATTTTCAATCTATTGTTCTGTAGCTTAAGATTATCGTGGTACAAAGATGAGGAGACAAAATGAGCACAGCACCAGTAATAGCTGGCTGGCACGCATGTAACAATAATGCACTGACTGGAAAAGATCGTGACATTATTCGCATGACAGAAGCGGGTGCTATCACGTTTCTAACTGGCATGGGACAGAACTTCTCTGTGGATGACGTAAAGTGGTGTTTATCCATCAACCCGAACTGTCATTTTTTCCTTCGGGAATACCTAGACCCGCGTAGAATTGGTGACAAGAGTCGCCGTTCAACCTGGGACTACAGCGTTCTCAATCAATACTTTGATGAATGCAAACGTACCATCGAAAAGTACAGACCAATTATTCCGATGGGGCAAATGCACTTCCAGATTTTCAATGAGCCAAACATGCCCACTTGGGCACAATGGGAAGGTTTTGGTGACACCACTGATGACATGAAACGTTTCAATGAGTGGTTCGTGAAGGGTATTCATACTCTCAGGCCATTCGCTCCTACTGTTAAATTTGGCCTAACTCCCTTGACACCAGGAAACAGGGATGTTTGGTTTTCTAGTAACGTGTCGCATGTTCACTATTATTTGCACGGCCCAGAGGGAGCACAGTATCGTCCCCTTACAAAAGTTTCGGCGAAAAGTTGTCTTTGTCGAGAGGCTATAGACATATCGGACGAATATTATTTCCATGTTTACATACACGAAGATTCCTACAAAATAGACAACCTTGCTTATGGTCTTCGTTATATGACATACTTGCAATTCCTTCCACAAAAACCTTTTTGGCTCCTTGAGTGCGGTTATCCTAATGCTACTATGTGGAAAGGTGACGAACGTTTACTTAGCTGGTTCAAGCTCCTTGATCTACAAGGCGCTGAATACCGTCCCAACGGAGTTACCTTCTGGATTCTTGGTGCGAAAAAAGATTGGGGCAACATGTTCGCTCCTGATGGTCACATACGCCCGTTTGTTTATGACCTGAAAAAGTATTTAAATGAACGAGAAGATGTCATATCGACACCTCAGCCCGCTCCCACACCGCCTATCTCTACCCCTGAGATTACAATATGCGTGCAAGACCGTGGCTACACTGCTGAAGAGTTTAGATTTTATCTATCAGAACTCAGATTTTCTCCACCAGAAAGTGAATCAATCACGGACATTGAAAAGATATTTATTCATCACACTGTCAATCCTACACCCGAAACTTGGCGTGGTAGGGACTCCATACTTGCTATGAAACGTGTGTACGAACAAAAAGGTTGGACAGCAGGCCCACACATCTTTGTAGCCCCCGATGGTATATGGATTTTCACCCCTGTGAATAAGCAGGGCATTGGCGTGAAGGGACACAACGAACACGCTATACATATAGAGATAGTCGGCAACTATGAGGAAAACAAACTCGAAGGCATTATGTTTAGGAATGCCATTGACACTTTCACCACAATATGCGAATGGTTTCAATATGATCCACTGGATTTATGCTTCCACAGAGATTACAACAACACGAAATGTCCTGGAAAGCACATAGGTAACGAGTTCAGGTATGATGTGCTACACAACATGATATTACACGAAACAGCCAAACGTATCGGAACAGAGCCAATAAGGATTAATAAAAGCGCGGCGCTATATAAAGAGGCCCACATGGAATACTGTGGAGCACCGTTAACCAACGAGTTTGAGCTCTTCAATCGCTATGTGATTCAAGGCTTCGCTGAAGGTATTTTATCATGTCTCAAGGGCGATTGGAAATATATAATGTTCACATCGTGGTAGATTCTTAAACATGGAGGGAAAAACACGTGGCGCAAGAATTAGAGTTCCCCATTGACAAGATTGGTTTCGTTGAGTGGAGAGATAAAAGCTCAATCTGGGTTGTAGAACTAGAGGATGAAGATGTTTTCATGGAATGCACGCTATTCGCCGCTAACACAGAGAAATGCTTCGTTTGCTGCGAAAACATTTTCGGTGTGTTGCCAAACTATGTTGTGCCAATGAAACCGAAAAATGAATAGACTTATACTATACGCATACCCGCCACTTGCAATGTTGGCTTGCATATTCACTGTGCTAAGTGGAAAAGATACTGCATTATGCTCCGGTGGTATACTTGCATTGATTTTTCTACTATTACCACTTTGGCTTCTTGCTGTAGCCACCTATGTCAATGAATCCGCTGCCGATGATGACTTGTATGATAACTACTCGATAGAGATTTCATATCGAGGAAGGAAAAGAGATGGCGATCATTAGTTTCGACTTGAAAAACTTGCCACGAGAAAGTCTTAGCAATGACTGCAAGGTGCTAAATGCTCTAACAGCTAATGATGGAGTAGTTAGTGTAATTGCAAAATCCACTAGGCTATTTGATGTATGCAACGCATTTGTAGATGCACTGCACAATACTAATGCAGCAAACACAAGCGCAATAGACATGGCCATTCTAAATCTCATCAGTCAAGGTGGTATACCACGCATTCCAGAGCTAGCAGAAGGTGAGATACTTGAGTTCATCCAGAAAATTGCCTTTGCTTACAGCAGCACGGCCAGATTGACAATACTGAGTACGATACACAGAGTTAATCCGATAACTGTGTCGAGACTAGAAATGTACACGGGAATTGCTAATCAAACTCTCCGCCGTCATCTTAAAACACTGGTTGCATGTCGCCTTATCAGTAGAACGCGCGTCGGCCAAACGTTTCTTTATGACAAGATGTCGCATAGACTATCAACGATGATTTACCTATACAACGCGCTTTTTTATCCGAACTCTACGAAACACGATGAAATGTCAGACGAGGATTTGTACGATTTTGGTTCCTTGCTCTGATGAATTGCATGAGGACAGATAATGCCCAGAATACGCTCGATTCACGTGTCTGACATTCGTGAGTATAAGAACTGCCGCCTAAAGTGGTACTATAGCTCACCATTGCGATTGAATCTTACGTCTAAACATGTGCCAGTAGCTTTATATGGAGGAAGCCTTGCTCATGTTGGACTGGAGGCTTTGTACGATTCTAACCCTATATCGCTTGAACGCTGTCTCTCTGCATACGATCAATGGGTAGAGAGTAAAAGCGACGAATTAAATCGCGTAAGTAACTCACAGAAGCTTTTCGATATTGTAGAGCTAATGCGCGGCATTCTTACGCACTACCATAGCTGGGCACTAAAACATGATGACTTTCATGTGCTTGCAAGCGAGATACCTTTCAAGTTTCCACTCCCACATATAGGCCACAATGTGTATTTCGAGGGAACAGCAGACGGCTTCGTGCAACGTAAAGACAAAAAGTTCTGGTTTTTAGAGCACAAAACAACGAGTAGGTTTCCTGATCCAAAAGTTCTTTTCCTAGACGATCAGTGCCGAGGCTATCCCTGGGCAGCCAGAGTGAGTGGACGTTTCGTAAAGCGCGAACCAATTGGGATGATATACACGTTCCTATTCAAGGCATTACCAGAACGTCCACGCTTGTTAAAGAAAGGCAATCGTTTGTCAAAAGACAGGCGCATAAAGACAACTGCTGAAATCTATGAGCAAGAAATCGAACGACAAGGCTTAGAGATCACAGAATATCGTGATTTCCTTGCGTATCTAAGATCACAGCCTCATCGCTTTTTTAGACGCCACTACATCGAGATAGCAGAACGTTCATTGCAGGCGTTTGGTCAAGAGCTTATGAATGTGGGCGAGGAGATGATTAATCCTACTACGCCTATTTATCCCAACAGAAACTGGCAGACATGCAATTACTGTCAGTTTGAGATTCCTTGCAATATGCGAAGCGCAGGCTTTGACGACACACCTATTCTCAAGGCACTCTATAAGAAGCGCGAGCGTTATCGCAAATTGAAGAGCAAGCGTTGTACAAAGTGCAAGCAATGGAAACCAATTTCAGAGTTCAACAAGCGAGGAACATCAAAGGATGGACTGCAAAGCTGGTGTAGAGAATGTCAACGCGCCTACAGGAAAAGGAGAAAAGCATAGATGGTTGTTAAACTAGGGACAAAGCCTTCTCCATTGAGAATTGTAAAGCCTAACTACAATCTTGGTCACATGCGTATGTTGATTCATGGTGAATCAGGAGTTGGCAAGACGTATCTGGTGATACAAGCCCTTAACATCCCAGAAATGTGTCCCGTTCTCTTCTGCGACTGTGATAAAGGCACGATGACATTTGCCAGCAAAGACATTGACGTTGAACCAATCGGAGACCGAGAGCCGAAAGATAGAATGAATGCTTTATTGAACGTGGCAAACTATGTACGTCACTATCCAGATGCGTATAAGACTGTAATCGTAGATTGTCTAACATCAGTTTATCTGGACATCATCCAGACACGTGTCGAAACTGGAATCGGACGTGGTGCGAAAGCTCCAGACTATGCCCCAACGCAAGGCGATTGGATGCACGCTACATTTCGTATGCGTGTAGTAATAGCCAAGTTTAAGGCAGCACCCATCAACTTTATAGCTACAGCCATAAGTGATGATTTCACGAGTGAGGAAACTGGCCTTCGTAAGACACGTCCAAGTTTATCAAAAAAAATATCAGAGGAAATACCAAAGGACTTCGACATTGTTGGGTATCTTTTTGCCAAAATTAGAAGGGGCACAGTTACGCGGTATTTACAGGTTGAACCTTTTGGCGGAGTAGTTGCAAAAAACAGAGCTGAGTACAAGCTCCCAAGTACCTTCGAGATATTCTCAGATGACGCGACTATGTTGCGAAGGATTTATGAGCGTATAATCGAGGGTAAGTCGTTAGAGGAGGTTGGAATTGTAGGCGCAAAGACGAAAGGAGTCGTGCATTTGAGCAAATCCACACAGGCGTCCAAGAGTAAGAAAGGAGGTGATGTCAATTCAACCTAGCGCGTCTCGTATTAGCGTTTCATTCATATCTCATTCCCAGAAGGGGGAAAAACAAAATGACCATCAGCGTTAACTTGACTGGAGTAAAAACCACCTTTGATCCGCTACCACAGGGGTATTACCAAGCAATGGTGGCAGGCTGTGAGCAAGTGTTGTCAAGAGAGACAAAGAAGCCGATGATTAAGTGGACATTCCATATCACGGAACCAGAAGAGTTTCTTGGTCGAAAGGTATGGCATAACACCATGCTTGTCGGTGATGGAAGATTTGCCACAAAGCTTGTTCTTATGGCACTTGGTATGGGAACAGAGGAATCCCTTACAGGTGATATTGACTTCGAGGAAGAGGACATGCTTGGTGAACCTTGCACACTTGTCATAGTTCCCGAAGAGTACGAGGGCAAAACACAGTCTAGGGTCAAGGCAGTTCTTGAAGCTGGCATAGAGGAATAGACTAACCGCTCAGGGTAGTATAGAACAGCACCATGTTCTATACTACCCATCTTGTCCCAGTAGCGTTGTAGATGGGACACTCTCACACCATCAACGGAAAGGCCATTAATGCTCGATGCCATATTCAGCGACCTTGAGGAAAATGAGCGTGTAACTATTTATGTAAGGGATTTACATGGTACTCTATTGGAAACGCTACAAATGTCTTCCGCGAAAGAGATAAGGATAGTATCCAACAAAGAGTACAGCTTTGACCTGGAAATAAAAACAGACAACCCGTTAAATATAAGTGCATTACAGGTTGAGATTCCATATGACAATGTACATGAGAAGTCGGAAGCAATAAGAGTCCTGCATGAAATCGTTATTCCGCCAACGTTTGTGGTTGACGCCGTATACTCAATACAAACGTATTGGCTGCTTACTAAGCGCATCAACAGCGATGCGGCGAACAGTCTCACCGAACTTATTCGCGTTGAATTGAACGCACCAATTCTAAAAACAAGGAACATAGTACCAGGCAGTCAAGTCGCTGGCGCACTAGAAAGAAAACAATCCACTCTAATTAGAAATAGTGTTGGACTAAGATTCAGTTCTGAAGATTTGCGACTACTGCTTCAATTAACAAAAGCAAATAAGCACGCAATCAACACAGTAGCAAGCGGCGAAGAAGCTGGATGGAGTGTCTCACTGGAGCTACGCGATTTTGGTATATCCAGAGAGGGTATTAAGACACTATTTGCTGAAAAACCTGTCGGTGGTCGAAGCACGAAGCACTTGCTCAGCAGGAAAGCAAATGACTCCATTAAATTAACGCGCATCTTCTTTGAGCGAGATGACTGTTACTTTGTTAACAAGCGCGGAAGTAGTGAAATAGTATCTACTTTCGTATTTGAACCGTTGCTGCTACTAGAGGGAGAGCAAGAGGACACGTTTATAGGCAACATCAGATCACAGGGCACTGTGTGGGAGAATGTTCGTTTGCCTAAAAGCGCATTCAGCAGCGGGAACACTTTGTTGAAACAACTTGGCCGTGCATCCTGGGCCTGGCTAGGTACAGACAAAGAGGTTCGCTACCTACTCCCACATATTACAGCTCAATGGGAGATGTTAGGCGGAGAGAAGTCGCTCGCTACCAGTGTTATCGGAAGGCATGGAAACTTTTGGGTAACGCCAGATGCTGTGCTAGACCAAGATGGTATTTTAGACTTGTATAACTCTAGCATACTCTACGTTGACTCTGGCAGAACAGCACCCAATGTTACATTTGCATACATTCCAGACGATGATGAACTTGTTAGACTGCTTAAACCACTAGCTGCAAATATACAAAACTTAAACGTGGAGTTCGTCTTGTGGCCTATGCTTGGCTGGTTTATGGCTACACCATTTAAACCTCTTCTTAGGTCTTTGCGTATACCATTTCCACACTTAGCCATTTATGGTAGCACTGGCGCAGGTAAAACATCAACCATAGAATCCATTTTTATGCCACTAATTGGCTACAAGGAACCAGCGCACTCACACGATTGTGATACCACATCATATGCACTAATGGCATTGATGTCGTCAACTAACGCCGTACCGATTTCATTGGCCGAGTTCCGCCAGAGTCTACTTGGTGTACATGCTTTCAAAGCCCTGCGTAGAATGCTACTATTAGCATATGACTCCGCTGAAGACACACGTGGCACAGCAGACCAGTACACAATTGAGTACAAATACACCGCACCTATCGTGCTTAGCGGTGAGGACATAGTATCAGACAAAGCGATAAGACGCCGAACGATTATTATTAGTATGAACCCTCTCTCTGTGAGAGAGGCAAAGCACCAAGAAGCATTTGCAGCACTTACAAGATTGCCACTCAATCTTTTCGCTTCCAGGTACATTCAGTATACCCTCGAACAGAGACTTACCACTGTTAAAAAGATGTTAAACGCTTGTTATGACGAGATTGGCACTGCGCTACCCAACATTAGCGATAATAGAGTTAAAAGGAATTATGCTATTGTGCTGTTAGGTACCAAGTTCTTTCAAAGATTTCTTGCTAGACACAACATACCTATAGATGTTCCAGGTGCAAATTTCCTTGATCCCGCATTCTCAGAAATACAAAATGTAGCATTGCAACGTGGCTATCTTATGATTGACGAGTTCATCGTTGATTTGATAAATGTAGTAACCAACGCCACTGACGAGTTTCCTTACAGAATAGATAATGACGGTAGAGTTTTGTGGTTTCAGTTGCGAAAGGCTTATGATTGGTGGCGAAAGTTTAGGCTCCAACGTAGGCTAGAAGTTTTCAGTTATCGAGCAATATCAGCAGAGCTGCGTGAGCTTAGGCGGGAAGCGACAAATCCGAACAGCTATATTATGTCCCCAAGAAACATGAGCATTGAGGGCACAACGTATCGAGCCTATGGCATCGATGTGCAAAAGTGCTTTGAAATAGGTTTCGATGTACCCGACTCTCTGAATGTTAGGGAAATAGTATTCAAACTAAGGAGTGAAAAGAGACAATCGGGATTGGAGGGAAAGTGACAGTGAATCTACATAAACCACAAATCAGGCTCCAGGGCACTCCTGGGTCTAAAGGAAAAGGAAAATGAATAAGCCACCCCCGACTTTTAGCTTTCGTCACCATCACACGCCTGGCGTCTACCTCTACGGCATTCAGCTTCTCCACAGACCAGTTCGTGGTGGACGTAGACTTATCGTTCTCGCCCTAGATTTCGCGGAACACTGTTGGGAGATCACCTTTCGGGGAAAGGACACGGCCCCATGCCTGACAAAAGCTGGAAAGCATTCAAGCGCAGAGGGGACAACATGACCGAAACACGCGCTGAGAAGGCGCAACGACTGGTGAACGAGGGATGTGTGCGCATCTGGGAAAGGACCGAGTACGTGATACGCGCCTATGTCAAGGATAATAGTTGGCATCTTACCATTCTTTACCCCCAGCATCACTATTTCTGCGAATGCTCTATAGGTAAAGCCCACTTGGATTCTACTGACCTTTGCGCTCACGCACTCGCGGTCAAACTGGCCGTGGAAAGGAGAAACGAATCATGCTAGAGGAAATCAGAAATTTGCTTGACGACCTCAGTGTAAGCCTAGATACGCTCTGGCACGAAAGGAAAAAGAAAGAATGAGCAGGAAAAATTGGACTGGCAACAGGCGTAGCACATTCGTAACACTAGGGGCAAGCAGTCATACAGAGGAAGAGCGTGAGGTGAATGATTATTATGCTACTGAACCAAAAGCAGCCAAACTGCTTATGGAACTTGAACCGCTTTGCCAAGACATTTGGGAATGTGCGTGCGGTGAAGGACATCTGTCCAAAGTGTTTGAGGAGGCGGGTTACATTGTCAAAAGCACTGACCTCATTGACAGAGGATTCGGTGTTGGTGGTGTGAACTTTCTTAGCGAAAACATACAGCATTGGCGCGGCGACATAATCACAAATCCACCATACAGATACGCGCAGGAATTTGTCGAGAAGGCACTAAGTATCGTTGACAGGGGAATGAAGGTTATCTTTTTCCTAAAGTTAACATTCCTGGAGGGTAAGCGCAGGAAAAAACTGTTCTCGAAATATCCACCAAAGATTATCTATGTTTCAAGCTCTCGGTTACGGTGTGGTAAAAATGGCGTGTTCAAGGGTAGCAGTGCAGCAGCCTATGCTTGGTTCGTCTGGGTGAAAGGTTTCAAAGGTGCGCCAATCATAAGGTGGTTTAACTGATGGACGCAGAGTTAGCCCCATCTAATTCTAAATCCGTCAACAGAACATCTACACATCCTGACTGTGAGCACTGCTCTCTCCAACATAGAAAAGCAAGGCACTACGTGCCATCTTTTGGCCCCAAACGTTGTCGCGTTGCTTTTGTTGGCGAGGCACCAGGTGCAATAGAGGTAATCAAACGAAGACCATTCGTTGGTAGAAGCGGTGAATGTTTGCGTCTGACACTAAGAGCGTTAGGGTATGATGATGAAACATTCTTTTATTGTAACATATGCAAGTGTAGACCAAGGGGTAATAAAAAACCTTCTATAAAGGATGCACGCGCATGTGGCGTCACATTGGAACAGGAACTTATTGATCGTGGAATAGAGATCATCATAACGCTGGGTAACGTTCCGCTCAAATTCTTTTTTCCAAAGGCTAAGGGAATCACAAAAGAGCGCGGCATTGTCAGGACATATAAGTGCTGGACTCTTATGCCAACATTTCACCCCGCGTATGTGTTACCTAGCCGTCGATACGACAAGTGGCCGGACTTCACTGCTGACATCGAGACGGTTCTCGAACCTAAACCGACAGCACAGCCAAACGAACAATTTTCAGTGTCATTTATCACCAATCCAATCAAAGCCGCTAAGTTCTTTAAAGGACTTAGACGACATGAGTTCGTATACTTTGATATTGAAACCACTGGATTGAAGGTATACGATGTCGACATTCTATGTATTTCGTTCTCCACGGACTCACACAGCGCAGTAGTTGTTGACAATTCAGCATTGAACAGTGAATCTATCAAACAGTTACGCATAACAGCAAACTACGACAAATTAAAGTGGGGAGGACACAACACGCAGTTTGACGTAACACGATGTTATACACAGCTTGGTGTCCGTCCCAAGATTTCAGAGGACACTATGCTGTTGAGTTATGCGTTAGACGAGCGTGGCGACATTCACGGGCTAAAGTCACTGGTTCAACGTCTACTACAGTATCCTGACTGGGAAATTGATGTTACCAAGTTCGTGAAAGACCCAGATAGTAGAGAGTATGGTAGTGTCCCAAAGAGACTACTGTGGCAGTACAATGCGCTCGATACAATTTATGGATTTGCATTGTGGGAGCACTTGCGTCCACAAGTACGTGCAGAGAGCGACCTAGAAAGATTGTACAATACGCTACTGATACCATCAGCAAATGCAATTGTGGATTTAACGGTTGATGGCGTCAACATAGACGAAGAAGCTCGCAGCACGCTATACAATAAATTGATGCGCGACAATTACTACATAACACTCATCATGCGCGACATGACAGGTAGACCAGAATACAATCCCCGTTCGTATAAACAAACGCAAGAGATACTATACGAGTTCTACAAAGCGCCTACCTTTAGGCATAGCAAGCCAGTACCAAAAGAAGATGTAACGGCTATGGCTCCAAATGTTGCCGACGACACTACAGCGAAGATTCAGCTTCAGCGTCTAGCCTACTGGGATTATGCCTGCAAAGAGTTCGCTGCGTGGTTACTTCGCTACCGAGAGAATCAACAACTTGCAAGAACTTACCTGAAAAATTACACGCCCGAATCTGATGGTCGAATCCACCCTGGCTATTTAATTCATGGTACTGTAACTGGTAGATGGTCTAGTAGCAGACCGAATGTCTTCAATATGAGAAGGGGAGGCCCACTAAGAGGATTAATTATACCAACAAAAGAGCACATACTTGTATCCATCGACTACAGTGGAGCAGAATTACGCACGGGTGCTGCACTAGCAAACTCCAAGGTTTTAGCAGATGCCTTCAGTGCTGGCGATGATGTGCACGCGCTCATCGGCCAAGTGATTTTTGGGGATAACTATGATAATGCAACACATAGAGTGTTTGCCAAGTCTGTGAACTTTGGTACGTTCTATGGTGCAGGCCCATACAAATTAGCCGAGACACTTGGTATTTCAATTGAGCAAGCACGTGACGTTCAACAACGAGTGAAAGACAATTTAGGGGTTGGGGAGTGGATTGAACGTGAGCAAGAGTTTGCGCGCTCCCACGGTTATGTTACAACACCAACTGGTAGACGTAGACGATTTCCATACATTGACTATGACAACATAGATGAGATTTTGCGTCAATCTGTGAACATGCCAGTACAGGGCTCCAGTTCAGATTTAACAACATACAGCTTAATTGAAATCAACAAGTGGATTCACGACTATGACAGTTGGATTTATTTTCCGACTTATGACAGTTTGCTACTGAATGTCAAGATTGAACATTTGAACGAAGTCATCCGACGTGCTACACGAACAATGCTAGACGCACCAAAGCACATACTAAAAACTAACATCCCATTTGAAGTTGATGTGGAAGTTGGAATGAACTATTCTAAGAGTGAAATGAAGGAGTATGACGATGAGTACAACGTACACGTGTAGATTGTATATTGGCGATGGTATTATGACAGAGGAGGAATTTGCAAAGTACAAAGAGATATTCAATCCTGACGCAGAACTCAGAGAGTTGCGAGAGAATGAGAAACCACGTACTGACGGTAAAGTAAATATAGCCTATGGATCACGAACATTCGCCGCCGATCCAGCACATTTTAAGCAGGTGTTCCCTAATATTGATATAACTATTGGTAGTGAAATACCGGCCAATCATGCGTATGAGATCAGCAAGTCACTCTCTAACATAGAGAATACCCTAGACGCATTTCGTGATGCTGTAGACAAAATGCTAAGTAATAAGGGATCACCAGGCATACCAAATAAATCCAAGTATCAGAACCTTACCGTGGCTAAA